TGCAAGAGCTGATCCCGCTGCGTGATCAGCCGTTCCACACCTGACTTGCCATACGTTTCGGCCTGCTTTTCCAGCGAAGCGATCAGCCGCTGGACACTGGTTCGTGTCTGATCCGAAATCCGGATCACCTTTCCGTGCGACGATTCCGCTTGCTTCTCGAAGCGATCCAGGCCTGCGTTGGCCTTGTCCACAACTGGACTGACTAGATCCTCGGCTTCGAGGATTACGCGCTCAGCTTGATCTGCCATGTCACGCTGCCTTAAGCATCACGAACGGACGTGCCTGAAACGCCGCGAGCACCGCCCGCCGGTCGTTCGGAGAGACGCCCCATTGCGCCTCTCGCCGGTTGTTGAATGCCGCGATCTGCGAAGCTGTCTGTCGCCGGCCCGAGAGAGCTTCGTCGAGAAACCCGATCGCCGCACGATTCTCATTCGCAGTCAGGACCTTGAGGCACCGCAACGTGTGCCCGCTCCAGGTCCAGTCGCGGATGGGCTTTAGACCCCGCGCGGATTTGTAATCCGGATAGCCGCGCCGTCCCGATTGGCCGGGTTTGAGAGGCGCAGCCGCCTGGTCGTAGATATTCTGCCCGCTCTGAATGCGCGCCCGGATCGAGTCCGCGAGCACCTGCGCGAAGCCCTGCATTTCGGTCGCGGTGTAGGGCGAGTAAACGAAGCGTGCGCGGCGGATGACGGTTTGGAATCTAGGCATGAAGGTGCGAAGCAGCGAGAGGCAATTCCGTTGAAACGGAATCCACAGCGCGACGGCGCGAGCGGTTAACAACGCCCCACTTTGCTATGATTAAGGCGGTTCAAGAGCACTCGAATGGAAGCCTCTCCCATGAAAGCGATCGAACTTATCGGCGATATCGACGAACAACATCGATTGAAAGCCCGCGTACCCGAGGAACTTCCCGCAGGGCCTGTGCGGTTGATCGTCCTCTTGCCTGAGGAAGATGAAGCAGGTACCGGCTGGGCCCGTGGCCTTGCCCGAGAATGGGCGGACGAATTGCGCGACTCACGTCAGGATCTCTACACTCTCGCCGACGGACAACTCATTGATGCGGCCCGGTGAGATCTTCTTGGCCCAATTCCCATTCGGGGACGTTCCTGGGATGAAGCTTCGACCCGTACTGCTCCTTACGGGAGCAGTAGGATCTGTGCCAGAAGTCCTGGTTTCTTATATCTCATCGGTCATGCCAAGCCAACTTCTTCCGTCGGATCTCGTTCTGGACCCTGCCAAACCCGAGTTCCGCTCAACGAATCTGAAGATTCTATCCACACTGCGTCTGCATAAGCTCGCAACCATCCATACGTCCAGCCTCGTCCGCTATCTCGGCGTTGTTGATGGACCCACATACGACATTGTGGCTAAGAAGCTGACGGTATTCCTCGCTCTATAAGACCGGCCCCAGGTCATCACGGATGCGCCGCCGGTTGTGGCCTCTCCGCTTCGATCAACTCCAGTACTCTGAACTCCTCCTCTGTGATGTCGGCCAGCGTGATCGTCAGCCCGATGTTCTTCGCGTTCAGAAGGCGGAAGCACCGTCGCACCAGAGCGCCGTTTGGCGTGTCCATGGCCTCTTCGAGCCGATTCTTCGGGCAGGCTGGGCCGTGACTGACGTCGATGGCTTTCCAATCCGTGCCACAGGCTGGGCAGCCCTCGATCTCCGTCTGCGCCGAGTATCCGCATCGGCGGCAGCGAAAGATGCGGTCGGGGCAGTCTTCCTCACGTCCACACAGTCCGCCCTGGTGCAGCACCGACCGGATCAGGAAGCGAACGCCCGGCTCTTCCGGCCAGTCTCCGAGCGCGGCTATTCCGGGTCTTCATCTGCCTCGATCGCGAGTTGCGCTATTACCTCGGACACCGCCGCCGACTTGTGAACGATCGGCACCGCACCGGCGTAGCCATCGTGCGAGATGTGCAGCTTGTCATAGAGCGCGCCACTCGGCTCCAGGAACGCGCGAGTCTCGACGGACCTCCGCGCAGCCACCACGCTGGTCGAGGCTCGCTCGTGTTCCTGCATCTCCTTGGCGGTCGGCATTCGTAGCACATGAACCACACGCGCGCCGGGAACTTTCATCTCGATCCTGTAGTTGATGCCTTCGCGCTCAACGCTCGCGACCGTGCACCGCTCAATGCGGCCGATCACCATGCCGGCCTCTGCTTCATCGAACTCAGGACCGTCTTTGTCGGTGCGGATCTTCGCGAACAACTCCGCGTTGATCTTGGGCAGGTCCACATCCTCGCTATGCGATTTGCCGCGCCCGAGAAAATGCCGCACCGTCCGCTGTGCCCGCGCCCAGGCGCACCACTCCTCATCCGTTGGGAACCGAACCTCGCAACTCTTCTCACCACCCGACAGGATCGGGACGACAAACGGCTTCGTCGCGTCGAAGCCCACTTTCTTTTCGGTTTCCATCATGGATTCCTATTGGCAGATGCCCGTTATCGGCGTGATGATCGTCATCGTCACCAGCCCGTTGGTGGCGTCATAGAGTTGAACGCCGGTGATCTGAAGCGTCACGATGCCATCCGTGTTTCCCAGTTCGGCCACACTGAAACCCATCTTCTGGATGAGCATCGAGAAGGAATTGTTGGCGTCGCGGGTCACCGTGAACGTGGCTGTGCCGGTGGTCAGGTTGATCAAGGTCGCGTACTCGGTCGATCCGGCTTGGACGCGCACCACAAACTGAACCGCGAAGGCGCGGTCGCCCCACTCAAAACGTCCCTGGATCTGGTAGCCATCCTGCGAGCCGGAGCCAGGGAAGAAGCCGGGGCGAAAATTGTTTTCCCAGGAAGCGTCCATAGAGACGAACTGCTTCGCGCTTCCGCCCGAGAGGTAGTTAATCCCGTTGAACGTCAATGCGGTGATCATGCCGGCATTGAATTCATGCGGCGTCGAAACGGCGGGCAGCGTTATGCCGCTCGGCGAGGTGTACTGGCCAGTGGTAACGCATTCGACCGAACACATCGCGCTCGCGCGACCCGGGCTGTTTTTGATCGACAGCTTCCAGGATTTGACGGCGCACCCAACCAGCATTTCATCGAGCACCGCCGAGCCGCCGGGGCGGATCTGCTGCACAAACGAAAAGTAAGGCAACTCGAGGCCAGTCGCGTTCGTGGCTCCCAGGGCCGGAACGATGACATACGTATAGGGGCCGCTGCCCGTCAGTGTCACGTTGCCAAGAGAAAAGCACATCGCCCAAGCGAGGAACTCCGACGAGGCATACTTGGAGAGCTCAAAAGGTGGCATGTTGTAATGCGACCTGAAAAGCTGTGTCGGGAACTCATGCCCCTTGCCGATTTCCGCCCGGTCGTCCTCGTTCACCGGAACTTTCGCCCAAGGCTTCGTATTGAGGTTGGTGTGACGCCAGATCGCCGTCCCCGCGTTCGCCGTCCCGATGGCGGTCTGTTTGCCGAAGCCCCAGCCCTCCATCAACTCGTTGATGTTTGCCATGTTATTTTTCCTCCACAGCCGGGGCTGCCGGCTTCTGGGCGACCGGTCCCGGACTCGCCGGTGGTGCAGGAACCTGATGCCACCCCGCGACCATGAGCGGCGTGAGTGCCTCGGTAGTCGCTTCGACTTCCCTCACTTCGCCCTGGGGCGATTGCATAAAAACCCAATCCATAACGTTCTCCTCACTCCCCGCCGGGATTTCCTTGCTCCACAAGCGTTGCCTGAACTTCGAAGTAATCGAGCGTTGCGCCGTCAGCGCTCACGACAACCGTGTTTCGCTGAGCGGACGGAAGATCCATGTCCATCGGGTAGCAATCAGGATCGATCTGGAAATGCAACAGCGACGACCACGATGGAGCACCCGTTGGTATTGCGCTGACCAGCAGCCAGAAGAGATCGGCGTACGTGGCGGTCGAGTTCAGCTCGGGCGCGCGCAGGTAAATCGAAAAGCGATGCGCGAAGTGCAAGGCCCCGCCAGTGAGACGCCGCGGCGTGGTTCCGTTCCACGCGACCAGAATCGAGCCAGGTGGCATTTGCAGAATGGCCAGCCGGAGATTGTTGTCGTCGGCCAGCCCTTCCATGAATGCCCGCATGTTGTCGCCGTCGCCACCGATTGCGGTGACCAAGTCCGGGCACGATTGGAGCGCCGTCACCCACTCGCCGAGTATGGTTTTCGGATTGATCATGAGCGCTGAAGAAGTGACAGGTTGAGCATTCCGTAAGCGTCGGGCTGGCGCACTGTAGTCACCACGTACTGCGTGCCCCAGGCTGTCACCCAATCGCCTTTAGCCGGCGGATTCGAGAAGTCCGAAGGATTCACAGAGATCTCCTCGAAGTTCGCCGTCGCTCCCGACTCCTCGCGCTCACGGGCATGACGAACTGCCGTGATCGTCAGCGGAGCGCCTACGGCCGCGCCGGACTCGACCGGTTGATACACGACCGGCTCCCCGAACGTATCCTGCATGACGACGTTCGCCGCCGCGTCGATTATGGACCAGTCCGACATGATTAGAAGGACTGGTTCAGCCGCACGCGGACGGTGGCGTCGCCCGAGAGACCACCGGGCGCGTTCACTCCGCTCGGCGTGGTGAGCGCGGCCACACCGACTTTTGTATTGCTGGTCGTGGTCGAGGTGCACAGCTTTGCAGTGTTGTCCCAATACACGTAATCGCCCTCGGCAAAGGTACTCGTGTCCTTGGCGAGATCGAAAACCCCTTCGGTCAGGACCTCGGTGCTGTCGCCGCTGCTTTGGTTATTGACCGCCACTCCGAAGATGTGCCCGGTCCCGGCGACGAGTAGGCCACCGCCCGACAGCACCGTGTAGGGTGCAGTGACGGTGACCGTTTCTCCACGTTGAATGTAGTTTTTCATATTGGATTCTCCTCTTCTCTTTAGCTCCCGGCGTTCTTTTGCATCCCGCGATAGTCGATCGCCGCAGCCGCGAAGTCCATTCGCGCTTTCATCTCGATGCCGTCCACCTCGAAGCCCAGGCGTGTTTCGAAGTACACGCCCGCTTGCCCTTCGAGGAAGCAATATTCGATGGTGTCGATCTGCGTTGGATCGGCGACCATGTACCAGGCGGTGGTGCTGTTCGCGTCGAGACGCGGTTCGACGATCGGCACCAAGCCTTGAATCCACTCGGGCACCACGCCGGTGACCTGGTTGGCAGCCAACTGGATCGGGTAGATCAGTTGCAGCGCGAGCGTTTCGAGCGCGGCGGGAACCAGCAGATACCGCGGAATCAGATTCAGCGGAGTGCCCTGCGGACCCGTCTGCGTGCGCATCTCGACGCGGCCTGCAGCGATGCCCGTCACCGGATTACCCGCCCCAAGCGCCAGCGCGCTGTTGGCGCCGGTCAGCAGGTTGTTGTGCGCGGTGGCAAACATCGCGGTGTTGTCCACCTGCATCACCTGATTGCCGGTGATGATGGCCCAGACCACATCCGACTGCTTGCGCGCGACCGCGACGCCCAGCACCGCCGGAATCCGCGTGAACGCTTGCAGGTCATCGTTGATGATGGTCTTGCGAGTCAGTGCCACGACCCCGCCGTAGGTCGCGAGCGAGTAGTTCTGGTTCGTGTCGGTGAGCGTCAGCCGCGTGTACTCGCCCTTTTCATTCAACGGACGCTACGCCGGCGAGTCCGACAGTTGCACGCGATTGATCGGCTTGAAGTCGGGCGCGGTGACCTGACGGCAGAACGGTTTGAAGGTCTGCGGGTACGCTTCATAGGACTGCCGCAACGTCTTGTTCGCGACGTTCGCCAGGATCGACGGGAAGTCGCTGGTGGATTCCGCACCGCCGCCGAAGATCTCGACCTTACCGTCGTATTGGATCAGCGCCTTGGTCGCGATCGTCATTTTGTCCATGCCGCGCGTGTTGACGCCGCGCAGCTCCAGACTCTCTCGCGCCATTTCGAGCAACGAGAAACCGACATACTCGCGACCCATCTCCTCGGCGCGCCGCAGTATCTCCGCGCCCCCGCCCGGAAGAAACTCCATCTCTCCCGCAAACGACCGACGCTTCTGCATATAGAACTGCGGATTGCAGCGCAGCACGAGCGCTTCCTGCATGCACGCGAGGCGCGTCTCGTTAGCGTCGCGCGTGATCACGACCTCGCTGCGCGGATGGAACTCGCGGCCCTCGCGAGTCTGGTTCGCGCGCGCAGCCAACTCGTCTTGGATCTTCGCGCGAGCCGCATCGAGCGTCACGCCTTCATCGATCAATCTGTCGATGAACTGTTGCGGGACGCCGTACTTCAGCATCGGCGCTCCAATCGTGCGGATCTCCGAAGCCCCGGCAAACCGCAGCTTCGCGTCCTCGATCGCGACTCCCCCACTAACCAGAGAAGCCGCGAGCTTCTCCAACTTGAAGCTGGCGCCCAGCGACGTGATTTCACTCACGCGCTGCCGCTCCAGCCTCGTTCCCTCGGCGCGCGCCGCGTCGAGCACTACCTGATCATTGCGGGCATCTCCGCCCGCTTGAGTCGTCGTTTCCATAACGATGGTCTCCTTATGTGGGCGAGTTGCCCGGGTTCGATCCGCGGCTTTAGCTGACAAAGGCGTCGCGGACAAAAACGTGGTGGTGAAATCCGCCGGTACATTCACCGCCGAGATCTCGAACGGCTCCCAATCGGTCGCCGTGAAGACATTGCTTGTCGCGCCGTTGCTCGCGTCCTGCGGCTCCTTCGCGTAGAGCCAGGTGCCAAAGCTGAGACTGCGAATAATTCCAGACTGGATTCCCGACCAGACCAGGTCGCTGGTTTCGTCCTGCCCCTCTGGCCGGAACTTCAGCGTCGCCATTCCCTTCGGACCGTCGGCCCAAGCCTTCTGCACGACACCGATCTGCGCCCGCGTCCCGGCCTTGTTCGCCATCACCGAGCGAACGTCGGTACCGCTCATGTGGTTGTCGAACACGGGTGCGCCGTTGTTCAACCGGTCAAGCCGCGCGCCAGCCATATCGAGTTGCAACATGTACTCATCGCCGGTGTCGGGATCGGTCCTGGGGACCGTCGCGCCGCCGTACCAGACCACATCGACGGTGCGTTCATCGGCGTCGAGCGTAGTCGGAATAAACGACACTTCCTCGTCACTCGCGGCGAAGTACTCGCCTCGCGGTTCGCTCATTGGTTTTCTCCTGTTGGTCTACGTGAGGTACATCCGCGTGGGGGAATCCCATCGCGCACGGTTCGTCGCGCCGGCAACGAGCAGCTCTTTAATCATTCCGAGGTCTTCATCGGAGAGCTTCGCCGACTGATTCGCGGGCCTCGGCGCGCCGGGCACGGCTTTGCTCGTCGGCGTTCGCTCCTCGGTCGCGGCGGGCTGCTCCTGGCCGCGCAGAGTCATGTTGCGCGGATCGCAGTCGAGGATGATTTCGTACTTGTCCATCAGTTTGTTGAACAGCGCGATCTGTTCGATCTGCGCGTTGGGATCGAACCCGTTGGCCACCACTGCTT